GTTCACGCGCGTGACGCCGGCCCATCGCTGGATGACGCCGGCGCGCAGCTGCCGATTGGAGACGTGCCCGGAGACGGCGACGATCGAATCGGCGACGAGCGTAGCGAGCGCTTCCGCCCATTCGTCGTTCTTCGCCCATCCGGAGCAGCAGGCGCGACGGCACGCGCACGGAAAGGCACGAGGGGCGAAGCGGACGACGAGCAGCGCGTGTCGACTCGGGTGCATCGTGCTTATTCGCCGGCGAATAACGCCGGCCCACGCAGCGCGCTCCTCGTCGCTCTCGAAGCGAGGGGCGCCGCCGCGCCCGGTTCGCTTCTGGTGCTGCGCGAGGCTGTCGGGCTCGCCGCGGTAGCGGTTGCCGAAGGCGAAGCGCAACGCGCCCTCGATCGACGAGAACGCGGCAGCGTCGGCCGAGTCAGCGCCCTGGGGAAGGATGGCTTCGATCTCGGTCAACGAATCTGCTCCGTACGCTCTATCGACACGCGGTAGCGGAATCGCTTCTGCTCGTCGTGCATGCTCGTGCATTCGATCCCCGTCACATCGACAGCCAGCTCCCCGCCGTCGGCATTGAGCGAGTCCTCGAACTCCTGCGCTGCCTTCGTGATGCGCTGCCTCACTGCCTCGTCCATATCAATCTCCGCTCCATCCCTGCGCAAGCCGCGCCGCGTACCGCTCGATCGCGCCCACCTCGCCGAGCACATCGACCGCCCACATCCAGCAGGCGCCGAAGGTGATCGCGGAGCCAGCGAACATGCCGACGATCACCCCTGCGAGGAAGCAGCCCACGCTCATACCTTCATCTCTCGATCGACAGTAGGCGGGACGCACGCGGGCACGACGTCCAGCCGGCTCGCCTGAATCTCACCGATCGTCGACCAGAAGCCGAAGAGCCACGAGCCGACGCAGACGTAGCCGACGATCACAAGCGCGTGCAGGATGCTCAGGGCGACTTTCACCTGCCCACCCTGAACCGTTCGCGCGTCGCCCGTGGATCGCAGCGGCCATCGCGCTGCATCGCCTCGCGATAGGCGTGCGTGCAGTCGTCGCATGGAACGGCGCTCTCGTTGCGCACGCGGCGGGCGTCCTGCGCCCACAGCTCGTACGACGCAGCATCGGGGAAGCACGGCGGAAACGCAGGCGCGAGCATCAGAAGAACTCCGGCTCCGGCTCGCGCTCGGGGATGGCGAGCTCGACCTGCTGCGCCTGCATCGGCTCGACGATGATCTCGGCGCGCGGATTCGCGCGGTCGATGCCGTGGTACACGTGCCGCTCGCGCACCTGGCGGTCGTTGCGGTAGACGCCGGCCTGCACGAGCACGCGCTCCTTCGTGTGCTTGTCGCGCATCCACCTGTCCTGCAGCACGTCGAGGATGAGCGACTCGTCGAGGTCCGAGAGCTCGCTCGCGTACCAGATCCGCAGCGTCATGCGCAGGCGGCCCTCGAGCCGCTGGCGCGCCGCCGGCGGGATCTGGCGCAGCGCGTCGCGTTCGTAGGCGAGCGCCTCCTTCGACTTGATCGGCGTCGGCCGGCCCTTGATCGTCACGATCTGGCGGCTGTTGGCCTTGCTGCAGGGCTGGCCGAGGATGGTGAGGCGGATCATCGCTTCGCCTCCCGGTACCGCCCTTCGCAGCGCTCCCAGCTCACGACGCACGCGAGCTGCGCGCCTTTCCCATGCGGATGCGTCGCCTTCGCGCAGGTCGGCACCGCGTAGCGGCGCTCCTCGCGGTAGTGCGCGCAGCCGGTGCAGTCGGTGTGCTCGAGGCGGGTCATGCGGCCTCCCGAAATTCGGAGGCCTGAAGCGATAGCGCGCACCCTGGATGCAGCTCGGCCTTCGCGGCGAGATACGCCCGGTATGCCTCTTCCGGCGTCTCGTACGCACCCAGCGAGACATAGCGACCTCGCACAACGATTGCCGACTTGTACGGCTTCGTCGTCCTGCGTCGGTCGATCGTCACGCCGAGGAACCCGGTCGTGTTCGTGCACATCGGGCGGGTCTGGTTCTGCGCGTTCACGGACTTGTCGGCGGCGCGCAAATTGGACCAGCGGTTGTCATCGCGTCGACCGTTGATGTGATCGACCATCGCTGCCGGCCATGCGCCCGTCATCAGCCGCCAGGCCAAACGATGGGCGAGAACCTCCTGCCCGTCGACTCGAACAACCCGGTACCCGAGGCTATGGGGCCTGTCGGCGCGTTGCCCCGACCGACTACCCACGATCCATGTGAACTCGCCGGTCGTCGGGCGGTACTCCACGCGGCCGACTGCGTTCTCCGCGCGCGACGGACGCTTGCGTGGCCGCGTCATTGCGCCACCTCCTCGGCAAAATGCGCGCCCGCGCGCGCGACGTCGGGCTCGTGCTCAGGGTCATACGCCGGCACGTCCTCGATCCCGCGCAGCCGATCGATGACGCCCGCCTCCATGAGCGCGAGCAGCGCGAGCTCGGCCTGTTCACCGCGACAGCGCGTGCCGCCCTCGTCGACGTGCTCGAGCAGGATCGTGCGCAGGCGATGGTCGGAGAGCGCACCGCGCGCCATCGTGGTCACGGCCAGCGCCGAACGCGGATAGCGAGCCCAGAAAAGTCCATCGCGTCGTGCGTTCCGACCGATGGTGCCGAGCATGCCGCGCACGCGCCAGAGATTCTCGCGGGCCTGCTCGCGGGTGGTCGGCACGCCGACGTAGGGCAGCTGCGGCGCACCGTGATCCGAGGCCGCAGGCTGCGCACGGCACAAGCGCAGGAACTCGGGCAGCGTCGGCGGGTTCTCGGCGTTCTGGCAGTCAACGAGCGCGCGTTGGATGCGCTCGGGGTCAACGTGCGAGAGCGATTCGTCCCAGGTGGCGAAGACCTGCCGCATGTCCGCACCTCGCCACATCGCGAGGAAGCGCGTGCCCCAGATCGCAGCGAGTTTCTGATGGATCTGCTCAGCCAACATCGCGTGCCTCGACGTCGATCGTGAAAGGTTCCGGCTGCTGCCGGTCGCGGCCGTGGATCGCCGCGGCGATGCGGTCGATCTCGTCGCCGAACGCGGAGCCCGGGCGCTTGCCGATGCGCTGCGCGGTGCCGGGCGGATGCTGCGGCGTGGCCGCTGCGTCGCGCAGTCGACCGACCATCGCGGCGAGCACGTAGGGCTGGTGCGCATCGGGCTTCGACTCGCGCAGCTCGCGAGCGAGATCGCCCAGCTGCTGCGGCGTGACGCCCTGCGAGAGCAGCTGCGCGAGCTTCGGGTCGGACGGGTTCACCCGCTGCACGCCTGCCTCGCGCATGAGGCGGCACGCCTGCCCGGCGAGGGTCGGCTCCGGCTCACGCGCGGGCACGCGCGAAGAGCGCGCAGCGCTCTCTTCTGGGGTTTGGTGTATGGGGTTTGGTGTCTGGGTAGCCGTGTTGTCACGCGTGACGGGTTGCGTGACAGCCGCGCCTCGTTTGGTGTGACCGGCCTCGCTCGTCGCGCGTGACAGCGCGTCTTGAAGCTGCTCGGTTGTCGCATCCCACGGCGCGACGATGCCGTGCTCGCGCAGCGCATCGAACAGTTTTTTTCGCCGCTCGCGAGCCCGACGTTGACGATCGCGGTCGTTCTCCTTCTTCGCTTCGGCCTCGGGCTGCTTTGCGAGGTAGCGAGCGATTTCCTCGTCGGCGCGCTTCTGATGCCAGCCGTCGTCGCGCAGCTCGAAGAACTCGCGCAGCACGTCCGCGACCGCCGTGCGCTCCAGCCTCGAGGCGGCGCGGGCGAGCTTGCAGCACTCGCGGACGTCGGCCGGAAGCGGCCCCTCGACGATGTAGTAGCGATCGAGCAGGCGGCGATAGATGCCCTCCTCGACGATCGACAGGTGCGCCGTCTTCTTGAGGAAGTCGCCGATGTGGTGCTCGTAGTAATTCATCGGCCCGCCTTGAAAAACCGCCGCGGTGCCCGCGGCCCGCTGTCTCGCTCGGCCCTCGCGATACCTTCCTTGAGCAGCCGCGGCATGTGGTCGCGCACGCTATTGACCGAGACGCCTGCACGGTCAGCGAGCTCGACAGCCGTGCGGCCTACGCTCCGATCGAGCGCCGCGATGATCCGGACCCGGCCGTCGCGCCGGCCGGTCGCCTTGGACGGACGCTTGCGACCGCGGCGCAGGTCAGGCTTGCGCCTAGGCCGCTCCGGCTCACGCAGCGACGGCGGCAGTACCGGCGCCGCGCTCTCCGGAATCCGCGAGCGGCCGGTGAGCTGGTCGACGAGGAAGGTGATGCCGGTCATGCGGCTTCCTCAAGGTCGAACAGCGTCGGCATCGACATCTCGCGCTCGGCCGCGCGCAGGTAGTGGACCTGGTCGGCAAAGTAGGAAGCGCTGAGCTCCGATCCGCGCGCGCGGCGCCCGAGCTTGATCGCGCGAACGCCGACCGTGCCGAGTCCGTGGAACGGGTCGTACACCGTCTCGCCGCGCGAGCTGTAGCGCTCGATGAGGCGGTCGACGATGTCGAACTGCAGAGGGCATACGTGCTGCTCGACGGCGCGGCGCACCTGTTCGCCGTTGAGCGTGCGCATGCGGTTCACGTCGGTCCACACGTTCGGGTCCGGGCTACCGGGCTCAAGGCATGCGAACGTCTTCGGCAAGGCCTTGCGCTCGCCGAGCTGCTCGCCGATCGCGACGTGCCGCTCGTAGTCGTACACGTGACGCAGGCTTTCCTCGGTGAAGAACTTCGCGAGCTTGCCGGGTCCCATGCGCGACATCTCGTCGGCCGTCAGCAGGCGGTTGCCGCTCGATCGCCAGTAGTTGTGCGAATCGATCTGATGGCGCGCGAGGCTGTACTCGTCGGGGCTCTTGGCGACCGGTTCGTCGGCATAGCCGCGCAGGCGATCGGTCTGCGGCTTGCGAAAGAGCAGCACGTACTCCGAGCACCCGGTGCCCATCTTCGTGCCGTCCTTGAGCATCTCGCTGTAGCCGAGCCGATAGGTCTGGTTGTTCTCCCGGACGACGTCGGTGGTCACCGTGACGGTCGCCATCTTCACGAAGCCGTGCTTGCGCAGGTGGAAGCTCGCTTCCTCGTGGAAGTAGTCCATCGAGGGCGCGCCCAAGCCGGTCACGTTCTGGAAGAGCACGCGGTCCTTCACGTGGAAGGCGACGATGCGCCCGGGCTTGAGGATCCGGAAGAGCTCTGGCGTAAGGAAGTCCATCTGCCGCCAGAAGTGCGCGTTGTCCTCTGTGTGGCCGAAGTCGTTGTAGGTCGGCGTGTACTCGTAGTGGTTCGCGAAGGGGATCGACGTGACGATCAGGTCGATCGAGTTCTCCGTCTGCTCCATCGCCTCGAGCACCGCATCGTTGTGCGCGACCTCGAAGAGCTCGCCCTTCTCGACGCGTCGCCGCACGCCGATCGTCCGAACAAGCGAGTCGTGCAGCGAGAGCCCGTCCAGGCCGTGGGTACGGAAGAGCTCCGCCATGCGCGCCTGCTGCTCGTCGTGGCGGCGCCACTTCGCCTGCAGGCTCGCAACGGTCTCGCGCTCGGCTTCCGTGTGGATGATGTCGATGCGAACGCGATCGGTCTGCCCGAACCGGTAGGTGCGGTGCACGGCCTGGATGAAGTCGTTGAACTTGTGCCCGACGCCCGCAAAGATCTCGCGATGGCAGTGGCGCTGGAAGTTGCAGCCGCTGCCGGCGATGATCGGCTTTGTGCTCAGGATCCGGTGCTCGCCGTCGCTGAAGCCGACGATGCGCGCCTCGCGCTCGTCGAGGTCCTGGCTGCCCCACACGCTGACCGCGCCGGGCAGCTCCTGCTGGATGGCGTGACGTTCGTCCTCGAGGT